GAAACCACATTAGGAATTGAAAGTGGTAAGTTAATTGAAATGATAAATAGTGAAGAAGCGTTTTCAGTAGATTTATCAGAAAAAGTGTTCTTGAGTAAAACTGCTTATGAGGAGCGAATTGCAAACATCAAGAAAGATTCTGCTACTATGGCTATTGAAATAGCTGTAAAAGAGCAGAGAAACAATCTTGGATTAGATTTTCAAGGCAAGACAATGGAGAATTTGGTAAATGCTATTAAGGCGAAGACTGAATCAGAAAATAAGATTGAACCTGATGAAAAGTTTAAGACATTGAAGTCGGAGTTTGATGGATTAGTTTCTAAGTTAAACGAAAAAGATGCAGAATTTAATTCATTCAAAACGCATATAGAGAAAACAAATCTATTAAGTGAAATTAAGAATGAATTTACGAAGCACATTCCTGACAATGTACTGGTATCTAAATCTACAATCTTTACTGAAGCAAAAGAAAAAGGATTTTCATTTGAAAAAGAAGATGGTAATGTTGTAGTAAAAGATTCGAATGGAAACATTTTAAAAGATGCCAACTATTCTCCAATAACAGTCAAAGATTGGGTAACTACATTTTCAACACCATATTTAGCTAAAGTTGAAGGAGGAGCTGGTAAAGGAGATGATACTGGAGAAGGCAAAGCAGGAAGTTTTGAAGCATTTATGAAAGAATCTGAAAGAAATAATTGGGATGCTTCTAAACAGAATAGCGAAATGGCTAAACGTATTTCCAACGGAACATTGAAGATATGAGAAAGCTAATTGAATGGTTCTTTTCTTTATTCATTAACAAATCTAAACTAGAAGCGTTAAAAAAGGAAGCGTCAAACGAATTACGAAATGAACTTTTAGAGTATCAAAACAAAGTTTACTTTAATAAATTAAGAAGAAGATGCCGTTAAAGAAAGGATTTAGCAAGAAAAGCGTGAGTTCGAATATTCGAACTGAAATGAAGCGTGGCAAAAGTCAGAAGCAAGCAGTTGCAATTGCTCTTAGTGTAGCTCGAAAAGCTAAAATGAAAGCTAAGAAAAAATAAGTTTGTTATATTAAATAAATATTTTGTATATTTGCATCATCGAATGCAAGCGATATAACAATTTAACAAAATTCCCAATTATTAGTGCCTTGCATCACTTTTAGTTGGGTTTTTTAATTATGGTAGGAATTTATAAGATTACAAGTCCAAGTGGTAAAATTTACATAGGTCAAAGTGTAAATATATTATCAAGAATTAGTAAGTACAAAAATGCAAAATGCATTACTCAACCAATAATACTTAAATCCATATTAAAATATGGTTGGGAGAATCATTTATTTGAAATTATTTTAGAATGTGATAAATCTGAATTAAATGAAAAAGAAAGATACTATCAAGAATTATTTAATTGTATTGGCAAGAATGGTCTTAATTGTATGCTAACAAATACTTCTACTAAAACTGGCAAAGCAAGACAAGAAACGATAGATAAATTAAAAGGGAGAAAACTACCTGAATCTACTCGTCAAAAAATGAGAGATAGAAAACTATCAGATGAAACTAAATTAAAAATAAGTATATCTAATACTGGAAGAATTGTATCTAAAAAAACGAGAGGTAAAATATCTGAATCTAATAAAGGAAAAAAAAGAAGTCAAGAGTATATTGACAAAATGAAGCAGAGAGTTGTTTCTGACGAAACTAAATACAAAATAAGCAAAGCTAACATAGGAAAAAAAGCATCAGATGAAACTAAATTAAAACTAAGTATAGCTAAAAAAGGAAAAAGACCTAGTGATGAATGTTTATTAAAATCTAAAAATGCAAATTCAAAAAAAGTAATAAATACTAAAACTAATGAAATATATGATTCGGTTACTCAATTAGCTATAATATTAGGAATGAATAGAACTACATTAAATGCAAAATTAACAGGGCAAACAAAAAACAATACTGATTATATTTATTTATAAATTTTTTTTCGTAACTTTGTAAAATATTGGCGGGATAGCTGGTAAGAATAGAACGGTAAAGTTCAAAACAAAAAAACAACTTTATTAATATAAAAAACTTACAAAATGGCAAATCGCGTATCCGCAAATTTGACGAAGGCTCAAGCAAGATTGCTTGGAGCATTTCAATCTTCTGAATTAAGATTCAGATACCCAGCTACTTATTTAGCACTTAAAGGAATGTCACCTATTATGTTTCCTAACTACGATGAACTTCGTGTAAGAGAAGACAGAACGGTAGAAACTAACTTCATCGCAAGAGCCAAGCGTTCTCTTGGAACAGGTGGAAGAACTCACAACCACACTGGTGTGAAACAAGATTCAGCAATATTAACTCCATCTTGGACTTCGTATTCTGATAAATTCAATATGTCATTGAAACAATCTGACATCTCTTTGTATAATGCAGATGAGCAATTGTTTAGTGAAATTTCAAATGCAGTATCTAACTTTATGGAAGGATATGAAACTGCTGCTACTTCTTATTTGTTTACAAATAGAACAGCTGTTGTTGCTACAACTCCTGAAGCTACGTTTATTACTGCTGGTACAGTAAATGCTTATGAGATTGCTTCTACTAACGAAAGTAGAGCTATGCAGATTACTAAAATTGCAATGATGGCTAATAAATATCCTGAAGGATATACTATTTTCTGTGATTCAGTTTCTTATGCTAAATTTGAATATCAAGCTGCTCAAGGTATTTCTAACTCTGCTAACTTGTCATTCCAATTTAATGGAGTAACATTCGTTCACTCTGTTGAGCTTAATGCTCTTGCAGTTGCAGTAAAAGCTGGTCATACAAAAGGATATTGGATTGTTGTTCCTGATGGAACTGTATCTACATTGCCTTGGATTCCTAAACAAAACAGAGTTGGAGTTGATACAGTAGTAGGTAACTACTCTAATATCATCAACCCTATCGATGGTGAATCTTACGCATTGCATACTTATGTAACTGCTAATGATGATAGTTCAAATAACGGTTATACTCAAGACGTTGTTACGCAATACGAAATATCTCAAGATATGTCATTTGCTAAAGCTCCACTTACAGTATCTACTGAAACTCCTATCATTGCTTTTGCAATTATCTAGTAGATGATAAACATCACTAAAATACAAACAGCGTTATCGGGACTTGTAGGGTTTAAACAGCCTTACAATCCTGATTATGCTATTGTAGATTCAACAAATCAAGCAAGTTCTTCAGGGTATTATGTAACGGATAATCCGTATGCAAAAATCGAATACATTAAGGACAACCAAGATTACGTTGATATATCTACAACAGGTTTCAATTTATTGCTTAGTGATATTAAAAATTCATCAATATCAAGTGTATGTAATCAAGTATTTAGCGATTACGATTTCATTGATAGAACATTATTGTTCAAAAACGCTTCTAATAAAGCAGAAGTAGAAGTATTACCAACAGGATTTGTCGGTTATCAAATTAGAGTAACAAGTCAGAAGAATATTGCTTTTAAAATAAGCCGTGTGTTACTCGATTTTCAAGGTACTGGTACATTTACCTTACTACTTTGGAATACTGCAAAGAAAGCAGCGATACAATCTAAGGTAATAACAATAACAACAGACCATCAAGAAGTTACTTTGGATTGGGTTGTAGATAATACAGATACAACTTATAAAGGAGAATACTACATTGGTTATATTGCAAATTCACTTACAGTAACTCCTTACAAAAGAGATTGGAACGCAGGTAATGTTTTATCTTCTCCAACCTATTTGCAAGTTGAAAGAGTAAAAGTACCAAATCATTTGACTACTACATTGTTCGATTTAGATGATGTGGATGGATTGTCAGAAGATTCAGGACTTAACTTAGACATAACTGTATATGAAGATTATACTGATTTCATTATAAACAACAAAATGTTATTTGCGAGAGCAATTCAAATAAATGGCATTATAGGTTGTATTCAATTATACTTATCATCATTAAGAAGTAACTCAAATCAATCACAGTCAGCTCAGTTATACGAGAAATTAATGATTGAATTGAAAGGAACTGCAAATGAAAGTACGGTAAAAGTAATTGGATTAGAGAATCAGTTATTAGGTGAGATTGCTTCGATAAGAACAGAAATAGGTAAATTGAAGAAAGGTTTAGTTAAAGCTAATCAAATCTTTGCTTATACATTAAGATAATGGCTAACTATACAAAAGTAAATCCAGTTGGATTAGATGTAGTAGTTGATAAAGTACAAAAGAAATTGTACGATAAATTGACTGCTTTATGGAATGTAAAGTTAGATGGTTACCCAAGATGTTATGAAGTAAAAAGAGATAAGAAAACTACTCTTGAACATTATAAAGGAAAAGGAGAATATGTGTCTTTAATACATAGTGATGTGAATAAATTTTTCTTCACTTGTAAAAAAGATATAGTTCAAAATAGCTTTACTACCTATAATGCAGAAATAGAAGTATATTTCATAGTAAATGTAAAAGATTGTAAGCCATCGATACAGCATCGAGCTGATGAGGAGGTTAGAATGGATGTAATTGATATTTTATCTAATATTGGATATGTAGAAGTTACTAAAAAGATAACAACTGAT